GAGTTATTGAAAATCAAAATACAAATATTAAGTTAACTAATATTATTGACATTGCATCAACAGATAAAAATGTATTTAATGATGGGAAAATTAACTATACCAACCGACATATTCAAAGGTCATATGGAAGTTTAAAGCAGGCAACCATGATTGATAATGATGCTGCTGCTAAAAATTGGATTTATAAGCCAGCACTACTTTGGGAAGTAACTGGAGAACAGTCGCTAAGATCTATTAATCAAGAAATGGCAAGTCAATCAACATATAGTTTATCTGCTATACCACTTAACTCAAACATTTCAGCATCTGTACCTTCTGTCATTAATCATAAACTTGTTAATAATATTATTGACCTTGGTGAGGCTGTTTATTGGCTAGGTAGACATTCAGGATATTTATATGCTAATGGAGAAATTATTAGGTTTGATGCGCTTCAGTATAATCTTCCAGGCGGAGAAAAAGTTGTTACGAGGGTTGATTCAAATGGCAAGGTAGATTACTCTACAGAGATAGTAGGTGCTGTAGGAAATGTTTGGATAAGCAGCAACCAAGAGTATCAATACTATATGTCTAAGTTGCCATTCAATGGAAAAATTTACCCTACAGGGCTTGTAAGAATTTATACTGAGCCTAAGTATGAAGAGATTAATGGCATAACCGTTATGAAGAATGGCGAGGTAGCAAGACATGGACGTGGACAGTTCTCGACGCCGATATTAGAACATAAGGCTGGCTTAGATAGTTACTGGTCTAATAACTCATATGTTCGTGGAATGACTATGCAGTCAAAACATTTATTTGGTTTGGTAGATGGAGATATTTTAAATAATGATAGCATTGCAACACTTTCACTATCAACTGGTGCAGCAGGAGTAAATAATACACGTGCACAAGAAAATACAAGAAGCGGAATTATTAAAAACTTTTTGTCTACATCTTATACAAATGAAGTTCAAAATAATACATTAAAGGCTACACAAACAGGCTCTGTGCAATCCTCAGCATTAGTAATGAGTGGGCCGTCATTTAGCACCACAGAAACACCAATCGACTTTATATCATATCAGTATAAAGCATTAGATAATAAGTTTAAGCATTTTGGTACAAGAATGCGAATTATTGGTAAAATTGAATCAAGCGACACAAGAGGACAGACTGCAATTAATTCAACCCCATATTATGTTTTGTCTGGATCTCAACCTAACCAAAGTTTAAATATTGGAGGAGGCTCTGGCGGTCTAGCAGTTATGGTTAATCCATCTACAAATGTTGGATATTATTTTGAGATTATTGCATTAACTGAAAGAAACGTAAGTGAATATTCTACGTCTGCAGATATTTTGCATAATGTTATATTTTATAAAATTTATTCAGACTCATCTGGGAAAGCAGTGCCAATTAAACTTTGGGGAGGACTTGCAAACATTATTGTCGATGACGGTAAGTTTACTGGACAGTATAGACTTGTTGGAGAAGAAAATCCTACCGTCTATGATCTTGCCGTGGAGTATCAAGATATTGGATCAACTCGTAGGTTCTATCTTTATATTAATAACAAATTAGTTGAGGTAGTAGACGATACAAAGCCACTTCCAATTTATAATAATATGGCACTATTTGTTCGTGGTGGAGCAAAGTGTATGTTTGAAAATATTTATGCCCTTACCAACAACTATAGTCAAAATACAGTCTTTGCCCTTGACACACCTATAGGGGCAGCATTTGGCGATGATGAAATAAATGCCAATGAGTCATTTAGAAAATATGCAATGAGCGGTGTAGTTCAAACAACATATCTTTCAGGGGTAAGCACAAATCAGCCTCCAAAATTTAACATTTATTTTGATGAATTTGGAACTATCATGAGAGAGGCAGCATACCTCAAGGTTAGGTACGATAAGGCCTATCCAGCCCTTTACGCCCAGTTATCACCGACTTTTAACAGAATTAAGGGGTATGTGGTCTCTGGCTTTAGAGCGGGCTCCTACGGGGCAGAATTCCTTATCTTTAACTCAACAGATACAATCTTAAATTTAGATGAGACGAGTGGAAATTATCTTAGAATTCAGGGCATAACATTTACCCAGCAGTCTACTAATGAATTAAGTGTTGATAACTATTTTGCTAAGAATAGTAATTTCTCAGATCCAGAAATTGATAAAAATGGTTTGATTGTTTCTCCGTTACGTTCTGAGCAAGACTATGACAAAATCAAAACAAGCAGACTTACCTACGGTAAAAAAGAGTTTGTGCTTGACCCACAATATTTACAAACAGAGGACGACGCCAAGGATCTGATGTCTTGGATAATTAAAAAGATAATGAAGCCTAGAAGAAATGTTGGCGTGTCAATTTTTAGTACGCCAATAATTCAACTTGGAGATATTGTCAATATTAACTATCAAAATGAACTCGGCAAAGATGTGATTGCTGCATCAGACTCAAAGTTTGTAGTATATAATATTGATTATTCTAGAAGCGTAGATGGTCCAGAAATGACCCTTTACCTGAGTGAGGTATAAAATGGCAAACGTTAACCCAACTCCTAACCTACCAAAAGTTGTTGTGCCAGATAAGGTTTTAGTAACAGATGTAAAGCCAGCAACACCAGATATCATTTTATTTGATAATGAGTCTGTCCCTATTGAGGTAATGACAGATTTAATTTTTGAAAATATAGGTGGTCAAGAACTAATTAATATTGTTAGATCAGATATTGTTAATGGACAAAATGTTATTTATCAGCCTATTAAAAATTTAAGCAACGTATATTTTCAGTATAACCCACAAAATATTTTAGGATTGCAAGATATTGATATTAATTATTTTAAAAAGTTTCCTATTAACTTTGCCAACAAAATCCCAGAATGTGGGACTGGCCCAGACTGCTCTATAGTCTATATTGATCCAGACACTGGAGATTTAGTCATTAATGTTATTAATATGGCCAGCGACGAGCAGGTAGAGGTTTCAATAATCTCAGACGGATCCATACTAGATGATACAATATACGGAGTGATACCATGATAACAAATACAGGCAAAAATATCTTAGCAAAATATCTCATAGGTCAGGCACCTGCTTATGCATCATACATTGCTGTGGGCTGCGGTGCCAAACCACTTGGAACCAATCAGGCATTTGGAGACTACTCTGACATAAAGGCATTAGACTTTGAAATGTTTCGTGTTCCAATTACATCACGAGGCTATGTAAATGACGACGGCACCAATAAAATTGTTTTAACAGCCGAACTACCAACAGATGAAAGATATGAGATTTCTGAAGTAGGAGTTTTCTCTGCTGGTGCAAACCCATCTGCTGGAGCATATGACAGTCGTTCTTTGTTTGCTTTTACTGTAAATGAAAACTGGGAATATCATACAGCAGAAACAGCAGTAGCGCTTCCAGTAATTTATGAACCGCTAGACGGCGTAGCAAATGATAACGTGATTAACCAAACAGATCTTGTCTTCCAAACAAACTCTGATAATAGATTATTTACAAATGCTGAACGCATTGCTAGATATGAACGTGCTAGATTTTTTAATAACATCGTTATGATGAGAGGAGATACATCCTCGCTAACTGTTTCTGGAACTAATCAGTTAGAAATTGGTACAAATACAAATCATATCCACTTACTTGGAACTGGTTTAGATTTTAACAAAAATGCCCCTACAGATCAAATTAAATTAGGATTTAGTATTATCAATAAAGATCCAGACCCTTCTATTGTTCCAGATGAAGTCAGAATATTATTAGAGTTTGCAGAAAGCGATCAGCCAGGCTCTGGAGAGTGGGCAAGATTTGAAGTAATCATGTCTGCTGATGATTATGATTTTGCCAATAACAGATATTATATAGTAACAAAAGAATTACAAGAGTTACACAAGAGCACAGGCTTTACATGGAATAATGTTAGTATTGTAAAAATATATTCAACGGTGATTAATGCTTCAGTACCTTCAGATGACTTTTATATTGGTCTAGATGCAATTCGTTTTGAGAATATTTCAACAACAAATCCAGTATACGGTTTGACTGGATATACAGTACTAAAAAATACTAATGCTGAAACTATTGTTAAGGCAGCAAATACAACCAACTATATTGAGTTTAGATTTGCTATGGATGTGCAATAATGCCTACCCCAGATCGTGGTATTAAAAAAATTATTATTCCAAAATCTAAACTGCCTGGATTTTTTGGAGACAATAGACAGTATGTTTTAAAGTATAGATTTATTTCTGAAGACAAAAATAGAACATCACACTGGTCCCCAACTTATAAAATTATAGCAGAAGATACGCCAAGTGAAATTTTAAATAGCATGATTATTGATACTTCAAATAGAGTTATTAATTTGGCGTGGCAACCACAAACAAACATAGAAGAGTATTACATATATATTAAGTGGAATAATGCTGGGTGGCAGTATTATAGTAAAACAAATCAAACAAACTATTCCATCGTATATTCAGCAGATAAAGAGTATGCACATATTGCAGTTCAAGTAAAGACTATCCCGCTAGAAAGGTTTGCAGACGCAATACTTTTTGAAAATGAGGGCAGTCTGATATAATTAGACAGGAGGAATAATGGCAAAAATACCACTACCAGAACTAGGGCAACCGCTTGATGTATCTTATATTTATCAGATAGCAAATGCTGTCAATGAAGTCGCAGTACAGGTCTCTCCAGCAATTTATAGGTACGTTACAGTAGACGTACAGAACGGTGTTCAGCAAAATGCTAAGGCGTCAGAAACACGATTTATTGGTGGATATGTAGACGTAGTAAAGAGTTCCAACCAGAGCGTTGGTAGTCAGCAACCATTTACCTATAACTTTCCTGCAGACTTTAAGTTTGTTCCAATTGTTACTGCAAGCCCAGTGAACATTGGTGGAACAGAAGCAGGTAAAAATGTGTCTGTTGTTTTAAAGTCAATAACAACTTCCAAGGTAGACGGTGTAGTTAATTTTAATTCTGGTGGAGATGTATCAATCGGTGTTAATCTTATTATCATCGGCATACCTAATTAATGATAAGTTGTAAAAAATGCTCAAGAAGAATGTTTGTGGACAGAGTGTTTACCTCAATGTCTCATTTAGAGACTTATTGCTTTTACTGTGGATCAAGAAAGTTTTTTCATCCGCCGTCTGATTCGGAGGAAGGTCGATGGCTGTTAAAAAAGGAAATAGAACGAGCGAAGACTATAATAACGCCCCTGTAATACCTGGAAATAAAAAAGTGTGGTTTCTTAATGGGGACCTAGTTCGGATTCATCATTATAACAAATCAAATGGCATTATGTCTGTTTATAATATTAACAAAGATAGAATTGAAAGTTGTTTAATTAATGATTTTAAAAATAAAAGAGAACGTGCTTATACTGTAGGAGAGACGGCTGATCTGGTTAATAGGCATAAAAAATATATGCCATCATTAATGAAGCGTGGCGTAATACCTTTCCCAACAGGATCACAAAAAGGTGGAGAGCGTGGATGGCAAGTACGCTCATACTATTCTGAATCACAGGTAAGAGATATTCGTGATATATTAGCAACCTATCATATAGGCAGACCAAGAAAAGATAATCTAATAACAAATGATATCACTCCCAGTAAGGCTGAGTTGACACGCAGAATGGGAGATGGTATACTGACATATACGAAGACTGAAGACGGTAGATTTATACCTATTTGGTCTGAATCAATATAAACGAAGGGTATGAAATGGAAGATACAAAAGTATCAGTAACACTTGGCTATACACTTAACCTTGGAAATTTTCAATCGTTAAGATTAGATTTAGGTGTAATCGATTCAAAGCGTGATGGAGAAAATACAGATCAGGCTTTTGAACGTGTATACAAGTTTGTTGAAGATAAACTTGCTCTCAAAATTTCAGAAGCAAAGGTCGAACTAGAAGAAGGCAACTAGTGTGACAGAAAAACAGCAGCGTATGGCTCTGTTGAGTAGGTTTGATAAACACTATAAGTTTAAACTAGGACAGAAGCCACAATACAATAAGTGGATTGAACAATGGTCTGCCGATGCCTTAATTGAGTCATATGGCTTAGATGTTTGTTATGAATTACTTGAGTATTATTTTGAGGTATCACAAAATCCTACATGGAATAATTTTGCTTATATGGCACATGATATACTAGAAGCAAAAGCACAATATCAAAAAGATTTAGAAGAAAGACAGAAGCGTAGACAAATGGCTAAGGAGTGGTTGAGTGAATAATACAGAATCAAAGTTGATTTCAGCCGTTCTTAAAGATAAGCAAGCACACGTTTTACTGCAAGCAAACGTTGAAAACATTCTCACAACGCATGTCGATGTTTGGCAGTTTATTAGAAAATACTATGAGGCTAATGCCACTGTTCCACCAACAGAACTAGTTGTAGAAAAGTTTAGAGACTTTGAACCCATAAGTGGAGTTGGTGCTACAAAGCATCACCTTGAAGAATTACAGGCAGAATATTTAACAAATAGCCTTAAGGATATTATTAGATCTGCAGCAACAGATGTTCAGGGTGGACAAGGATTAGATGCACTAGAATCTCTGATTACAAAGACTGCTGAACTTAGAAAAAACACAGCAGCCATTCGTGATATTGATGTAACAGATTTAGACTCTGCTGTTGCATATTTTGAAAACTTAAAGAAGCAACAGGAGGCTGGAGCACTAGGCATTAAAACTGGTCTTCCAGGATTTGACAACTACTTACCTTCTGGAATCATGCCAGGGCAGTTGGGAGTGTTCCTTGCATATCCAGGCATAGGAAAGTCATGGTTGTCTCTCTATTTCGCTGTACAGGCTTGGAAACAGGGTCGTAGCCCAATGATCATCAGTCTTGAAATGTCAGAGGTAGAGGTCCGTAATCGTGTGTTTGCAATTATGGGTGAAGGCCTATGGTCGCATAGAAAATTAAGTGCGGGACAAATCGAAATGGATATGCTTAAGGATTGGCATACAAAGAGTGTTAAGGGTAAGCCAGAGTTTCATATCATCTCTAATGATACTGGTGGAGATATCACTCCATTAGTCTTACGTGGAAAGATTGATCAATATAAGCCAGACTTTGTTATCGTTGACTACTTACAGTTGATGAGTCCAAACCAAAAGTCAGACAATGAAACAATCCGCATGAAGAATCTTTCTCGTGAATTAAAGTTGATGGCTATTGCTGAAGAGGTTCCAATTATTGCCATTTCATCTGCTACACCTGATGATGTTACAAAACTTGAAACCGTGCCAACTCTTGGTCAAACAGCCTGGTCACGTCAGATAGCCTACGATGCAGACTGGGTTTTAGCACTTGGTCGTGGAAACAATAGTGACATTATAGAATGTGTATTCCGTAAGAATCGCAATGGTTTTATGGGAGAATTCTTGGTTCAGGCTGATTTTGACAAAGGATACTACAGATATAAAGATTATGAAGATAAGTCAGTATAATATGCCACATGGAGTTATTTCATCACAAACCTATAAAAAGGTTTGGATTAGACGGGATCATCATTGATGACTCCGCTATCTATAGATTGCAGCAAGAATATACCAAACTCTTGGTATCTGAGATGCGACTATCAGGCTATGCTCCAAGACTTGACATTGATCCACACTTTACATTATCATACAACGAACAAAAAAATTACTTTGAATTTACATTAAGCGTATACGGAATATATATAGGGAGAAAAAGAGCAGAATGGATAATAGGGATAGACGGAATCAAACCAATATATACACAGCCAGCCAAGTTAAACGAGTACTCGCAGGGTCTGGCGTAACTGTAGAAAAAGAAGCAGAATCAGAATATATTGTTTTTTGTCCTTTTCATTCAAACCACCGCACCCCTGCTGCTGAAATAAATAAATACACTGGATTGTTTTTCTGTTTTTCATGTAGTAAGACTGCTGACCTTATTGAGTTGGTAATGCATTTTTCTAATAGGACATATTTTGAATCTATTAGATTTATTAAGAGCAAAGAAGTTGAAACTGATATTTTATCTGAAGTCAACAATAAGTTAGTAGATAAAGAAGAGTGGCCAGAGTTTGATGCTTCTATTGTTCAAAGACTACACGAGCAAGCCCTTGTTTCAGATAGAGCAAAAGAATATTTTATTAAACGTAAACTAACCAAAGACTCCGTAGTTAAATTTAAATTAGGGTATTCTGAAAACCAGGACATGATTACAATTCCAGTACAAAATCATGAAGGCTTGTGCGTTGGGTTCGTAGCAAGATCCGTTGAAGGTAAAGACTTTAAGAATACAACCAAACTTCCTAAATCAAAGTTATTATTTAATTTAAATAGAGTTAAGACGGCATCCAAGGTATACGTTGTAGAATCATCATTTGATGCCATAAGATTAGATCAGGTTGGCTTTCCTGCCGTTGCTACGCTGGGAGCCAACGTATCTTCTAAACAAATAGACTTGCTTCAAAAGTACTTCAGTGATATAATTGTTATTGCTGATAATGATGAGGCTGGCGGTAACATGAAAGACAGAATTGTTGAAAGACTGGGTGGAATTGTTACTGTAATTAATTTAGACAAACAATATAAAGACATAGGCGATATGGACGATAAGTCAATAAAAGAACTAGAATATCAGTTTGACAAATCAATAGTGTCTATGCTAAACTAGGATAAACAAAGGAGAAAACTATGAGCGTTATTAAGGGACTAAAAAATATCAATGCCCTGCTCGATAAGAAAACAGATGAAACTGGGCCAAAGGTTCGTTGGCTTAAGTTGGCTGATGGACAAGCAGTAAAGATTCGATTCATTGAAGAATTGGATGAAGACTCTGCAAACTATAATGAAAAGCGTGGTCTTGCACTTGTTGTAAAGGAACACACAAATCCAAAGGACTACAAGCGTAAGGCTGTAGATACTTTAGATACAGAAGGTCGTGACTGGGCTGAAGAAATGTACCGCAAAGATCCAAAGGGTAACAGTGGATGGCGTGGTCGTCTTCGTTTCTATTGCAACGTTCTAGTAGACGATGGCATTGAGGAAAAGCCTTATGTTGCTATTTGGTCTATGGGTGTTAGCAAGCAATCTTCATTTAACACTATTCGTGAGTATGCTCTTGAAACAGGAAGCATCTCAAACATCACCTGGAAGTTAAAGCGTAATGGTCAGGGTACTGAAACATCATACACTTTAATTCCTTCTGCTCCAGATAAGGAGCCATTCAATTGGGAAGGCATTGAGCCATATCCACTAGAGAAGGCATTGCGTCGTGTTCCATATGCTGAACAGGAAGCATTCTATCTTGGATTTGATTCACCTTCTGCTACTTCAGCGACGAATATCGACTGGTAGTAGATGAATTACGTACCATTACACTTACATACTCACTTCTCATTATTTGACGGTATTGGAATACCTTCTGAATATGTAGATCGTGCCGTTAAATTGGGTATGCCTGCAATAGCGATTACAGATCACGGTTCCCTTTCTGGACACAGAGAGATGTATCGTGTTGCAAAAGCAAATGGTATTAAGCCTATTCTTGGCATAGAAGGTTATATGTGTGAGGATCGCTTTGATAGAAGAGACAAAGAAGATCGCACTACCCCATTAGACATGGTGTACAACCATATAATTCTTCTAGCCAAGAATCAGGTAGGTTTAGAAAACCTAAACAAACTAAACGAACTTGCATGGACTGAAGGTTATTACAAAAAGCCTAGAATTGATTTTGAAATATTATCAAAATATAAAGAAGGCATTATTGTTTCGTCAGCATGCCCTAGTGGAATTATCGCTAAGTCAATCGAACTTGGCGAACTTGGCATGGCAAAGAAATATATCAAGTGGTTTAAAGAAGAGTTTGGCGACGACTATTATCTTGAAGTAATGCCACATAACGATGAGTCTATTAATCGCAATATTCTTTTACTTGCTGATGAGTTTAAGGTTAAGCCAATTGTTACTCCAGACTGCCACCATGTAGATCCGTCACAAAAAGAAATTCAAGAGTTAAAACTTATTCTAAATACCTACTCAAACAAAATTCAAAAAGACGCAACATACGATAAGTCTAAAAAACAGGGCAGTTTAATGAAACGCCTTGACTACCTATACGGTGAAGATAGACAAATGTCATTTAATAAGTTTGATATTCATCTACTTTCATATGAAGAGATTCAGGCTGCTATGGAGAAGCAAGCAGTATGGAGAACAGATATTTATGAAAATACAATTGATCTTGCAAATAAAATTGAAGACTATGATATCAAAGATAATTTAAATTTACTTCCAGTTCAATATAAAAATCCAGATAAACAACTAGAGGATTTGGCTCTCGCAGGTTTGGCTGAAAAGGGACTTGATACAAATCAAAAATATCTAGATAGACTTAATGAAGAGTTAACCGTCATTAAAGATAAAAAGTTTGGACCATACTTCCTTGTTGTTCAAAGCATGATTGCTTGGGCAAAGAAAGAAGGCATCATGGTTGGTCCTGGACGTGGTTCTGCAGCAGGATCATTGTTATGTTATGCTCTAGGCATTACAGATATTGATCCAATTCAACACGGACTACTCTTTTTCCGTTTTATTAATCCTGAACGTAATGACTTTCCAGATATTGATACTGATATTCAAGACTCTCGTCGTGATGAAGTCAAAGATTATCTTGTAAGACAATATAAGCATGTTGCTTCTATTGCTACATTCTTAGAATTTAAAGATAAAGGTGTGGTACGAGATGTTGCTCGTGCACTAAATATCCCGTTGGTAGATGTTAATAAGGTGTTAAAGTTGGTAGATACTTGGGATGAGTATTGCACCTCAAAAACAACTGCATGGTTTAGAGAGAAATATCCAGAGGTGGAACAATATGGGGAACAACTTCGTGGTCGTATTAGAGGTACTGGTATACACGCTGCTGGTGTTGTCACTAGCAAAAATCCTATTTTTAGGTACGCACCGTTGGAGACACGTAATTCTCCTGGTTCCGATGAGCGTATTCCTGTTGTGGCAGTTGATATGGAAGAAGCAGAAAAAATTGGTCTCATCAAAATCGACGCACTTGGACTTAAAACATTAAGTGTTATTAATGACACCATTAAAATAATTAAGGAACGAGAAGGCACTGAAATCGATTTGCTTAAGATCGATATGGAAGATCAAAAGGTATATCAGATGCTTTCTGAGGGATATACAAAGGGTGTGTTTCAATGTGAAGCAACCCCATATACAAATCTTCTTATTAAGATGGGTGTAAAAAATTTAGCAGAACTTTCTGCTTCAAACGCTTTGGTTCGTCCAGGTGCTATGAATACTATCGGAAAAGATTATATTGAGAGAAAGCACGGTAGACAGGCAGTAAACTATCTACATCAAACAATGAAGCCATTTACTGAAGAGACCTATGGATGTATCCTATATCAAGAACAGGTTATGCAGGCTTGCGTAGAACTAGGTGGAATGTCTTGGTCTGAGGCTGATAAGGTTCGTAAGATTATTGGTAAGAAAAAGGATGCGAGGGAGTTTGATGTATTTCGTGATAGGTTCGTTGATGGTGCTTCTAAGTATGTTAGCCCTAATCAGGCTCGTGATTTATGGCATGACTTTGAGGCGCATGCGGGTTATTCGTTCAACAAGTCTCATGCGGTTGCTTACTCTACGCTCTCGTATTGGACGGCGTGGCTAAAATATTATTATCCAATTGAGTTTATGTACTCGTTATTAAAAAATGAAAGGGACAAAGATGCGAGAACTGAATATCTTATTGAAGCGAAAAGAATGGGGATTAGCATTAAACTACCTCACATTAACGATTCGGATATTGATTTTAAAATTGAGGGTAAAGGTATTCGGTTTGGATTGTCGGGGATCAAGTTTATCTCTGATAAGATTGCAGAACGATATATATCGGCACGACCTTTTAAGTCTTTCGAGGAAGTTAAAACCTTTACATTTACAAAAGGTAATGGAGTCAACAGTAGAGCGTTAGAGGCATTAAGAATTATTGGTGCTGCAACATTTCCAGATAATCCAAGGAATGATGATGAAATTCGTGAAAATCTTTACGAGTACCTTGGCCTACCAGAATTTACCCAAACAGTTCCATCACATTTTCATGCTTTCATAAATCCAGTTGAAGAGTTTGAAGAAAAGGGATCCTTTATTTTAATGGGTATGGTTAAGGGTATTAAGCGTGGCAAGGGTTGGTCTCGTGTTGAGATTTTAGATAAAACAGGAAGCATAGGTGTATTTGATGAAGAACAAACTACAATTGAGGCTGGACGAAGTTATATTGCACTCTGTACTGATAATCGAATTGTGTCTGCTGTTCCTGTAGATGAAATCAAAGGGTCTGATTCTGCACTTATTAAGTTTTTAAACTATAGAATGCTTCCGTATAAAGACGAAGAGTTATTTGTGGTATCATTTAAACCAAGAATAACTAAAGCAGGTAAAAAAATGGCTTCACTAACTTTGGCAGATACATCTAGAGATCTACACTCTGTTACTGTATTTCCTACAGCATTTGCTAAAGCATATATGAAAATTGAAGAAGGTCATGCCTATAATTTTGAATTAGGCAAAACCAAAGAGGGAACTGTGATATTGGAGGACGTAAGTGTCAGTTAGCGTAGAAGATGTATTAAAACAATTAAATCCTAAGTTAAGAAAAAGTATATTGGTTGGAGATGAGGTTCCAAAAACAGAATATGCATCAACACCAAGTTTTGGACTTAACCGTGCTCTAAACGGAGGCTTGCCTTATGGAAGACAGGTTTTGGTTTGGGGTAGTAAGTCAAGCGCTAAATCTTCTTTATGTCTTCAAACCATAGCACTTGCACAGCAAGAAGGCAAGATCTGTGCATGGATTGATGCAGAAATGTCATACGATAAAGCATGGGCAGAAAAGTTGGGTGTAGATACATCTAAACTGATTGTTTCACAAGCAAGAACAATCAATGAAATGGTTGACGTCGGAGTTAATCTTATAGAGGCAGGAGTTGATATCATTGTTGTTGATTCGATTACTTCTCTGTTACCAGCGATATATTTCGAAAAGGATTCAGAGGAA